ACGGTTCTGTATCTGGAGCAGATGGAATAAGAGTGTAACTAGTTTCAGTTCCCTGACCGTTACGCTTTAACTTCCATGTAATATTTGAAATGCTTCCTGTTTCTAAAGCATATTCACGAATTGTATTAAAGGATGATTGCTTGCTTAGCCCCATAGACCAAATTGCAACATATGGTGCTTCAATGCCATCGTCTACAAGAACGTTGCAGTAGAAACGAAGACGGCCTCTCCAGCCAGCCTTTGGATCTTTACGATGCATTTCTTCAGCCCAATCGCGGCCTTCTGTTTCCATTGTATCTACAGCACGACGCTTGTAGTCTTTTGGATTTACGTGTTCCCTAACAACTAGTGCTAGTCCACGTTTTTCATTATAGTTAGCAGAATCTTCATCAAGTTCTTCAATGAATCTGATTTTTGCTGATTGACCATCTGCAAGTTTTAACCACTTTACTTTTGATCCTGTACCTTCATATTTTGGTTTGTCGAGCAGGGCGTTGATATTTTTTAATCCCTTTACTACGCTCATTCGTTCTCCTTTGTTTGTTCTATTCTATTTTAGCATAGCGATTATAGAGTTGTCAAATCTAAATTCAAGTTTCTTTATAGATTCGTCATCCATGTCGCCAATATCTTTGTACTGCTTTTCTAACTTTATTACACCAACACGAGAGCCAAGTTTTTCCATAAGCCTGTCTTTCATGTTATTTCCTGCTTCATCATTGTCTGCAATAACAATAATATCATTAAAATATTTTTTAAGCAACTCTACCTGTTGACTAGATATTGTTGCCCCAAGTGTTGCAACTGCTGGAAATCCAACTTGATCTAATCTTATAACATCAAAAGAAGATTCTACCACATAAACTTTATTAGCAGCCTTAACTCTATTAAGATTAAATAATGTTTTAGATTTTGGCATACCTGGAGTATTTTTAAATTCTTTTCCATCAATAGATCTTCCAACAAAACCTATCATCATTCCGTCTGGTGAGTGAACTGGTATTGTTACCATATCTTGTTTTTCAGAATAACCCAAATTAAACTTAACTATTGATTCTTGAGTTACTTTTCTTTTAGCATAATATTCTATTGCCCTTGAAGACTCTAAAGCCTGATTATTTAATCTTTTAATTATTAACTCGTCAAACTGAACAAAATCTGGTTTAACAGATAACTTTTTATTAATCTGTTTTTCAATATCCATATTCTGTTCTTTGTCTTTAATAAATCTCACGGATTCAAAATATGTTCTACCTGTAATATGCATTACAAACTCAATTAAATCTGCTATTTTATTACAAGAGAAACAAAAAAACATTCCAGTGTTCATGTTAACTTCGCCTGCTGGAGTTCTATGATTATTATGAAACGGACAAAATACAATAAATTCAGAGCCTACTTGTGACTCAATGTTTAAACCTGATCCTTCAATGACTCTTTCGATTTGTTCTTTCGTGTATATATTGGTGTTGCCTGACTTATTCCGTCTATCCATTCACTCTTTCTCTTTCCTACATATATTCCGTATATTGTTATTTCAAACTCAAAACTTTTTGTCTTTAGATTATAGTCTATCGTAAAGTCAGGTTCTATGTCAAATTTTGGCACATAACCAGATAGCCTCATCTCTGATACTAGCAGTTTTACATATTCAGATTTAAGCCTTTCAATGGCTGAATCATCGTGTATGGTTCCACTGAGGTTAAAGTTCTTGATAGGTTTATGATGATAATTGTCCACATACTATTATAACTGCTTATCTTCATAATCTTTGTATCTGTAATACCCTTTATCAAAGTCTACCTGAACAAGGAACTCACCCATAAATCCATTTCTGTTCTTTCTGAAAGCACATTCGATAATGTCACTATTGGATGCACGACCAAGTGCCATTACCCAATCAGCATCATATGCAATCTGTCTAGACCATGCAGTTTGACCCAATGTTGGGACACTGCTCAAATCGTTTACATCGTCTGGAGTTGCAGAAGATATTGCAATAATAGGAATCTCTTCACCAATAGCCATAAGTTTAAGTTCTCTTGAAAGGTTTTTCATTCGTACCGTTTCGTTGTCAGACCTTTGGTTTGGACTCATAAGTTGTAAATAATCAACAATAACAAAGTCTGGTTTATACTGATCTATTTTTCCACGAAGTACTGATGGATTAATCTCTCCACCATTGTCATTTGAGATAATATGAAATTCTGGTTTCCCTGAAATTTTATTTGCATGCCACTTGTTAAACATGTCAAGTTCAATCTCACCCTTGCTTAATTTTCTGTGTGACCAAAGTCCTTCTCCCATGATCGTGTAGACACGATTTCTGACTTCTGCTTCACCCATTTCTAAAGATATGATCAGTGGAGATTTGCCTTGTTTCCAGGCCTGTACGGCAAAATAAAGGGCTAACCAAGACTTACCTATACCTGGGTATGCAAGAAACACTCCCAGTTGCCCTGGCATGATTCCTGACGGTAAGTAGTTATCAAACCCTGGAAGCCCAGTGGTAATTCCTACCAAACCAAGTTCTTGTTGTTTTTTAAGATTTTCAAAATATGCAATAGCAGACTGTAGGTCAGTGACATCAATATCACGGATGGCGGAAGTGTTCTTTTTTAATTCTGAGGTTTTTGTAATAAGATTATTTAATGCTTCTGTACCTTTGTTTTCTGAAACATTAGATGCGGCAGATCTTAATATATCTTTAAGGCTATCATTTAAATATTCAACTTGTAGTTCTTCTAAATGATGTTTTGTTGATCCTACATTTTCTACTGGCTTAAAGTCTCTAAATTTTTCTACGACAAGGGATACTGGTGGAACTGTAGAGTTTTGTTCAAAGTATATTCTAATAAAGTTCCAAATATCATTATGGGTTTTTAACAGATTGTCAACATTGTTTTGAAGCAGAACATGTAATTGTTTGTCTTGTAGTACTGCAGAAATTACCTTTGCTTCAACATTATTCACTTAGCCACTCCTTTGCTTTTTTTCGTCTTTCTAATCTTTCAAAGTTATCTTTTTCTTTATCTATTTTAGCATTCCAAATTTTTTCAGCATTGTATGAAAAATAATTCCAACTAGGACTTTGTGCTACCTTAAAATAATATTCAAGTAAATCATAGCATGTACCTAATCCGTATGATTCTATAAGGGCATCAGCAGACCACTGCTCTGTCCATTTATTTATTGATGGCTGTTGCCCATACTTAACCTTATGGTGTTTAGCGTATGTTCCTAGCAAAGCCATTCGGTCTTTGCGTTCAGCCACTAATCGATTATTTCTGCTTTTGCTTCGTTAATTTTTTCAGTAAGTTTACTTTCAACAAAACCATAAACTCTTTCAAATGCTTCGCTAGTAGTTTCTCCGTCTTTCTTAGAATCTACCACACCAAGATCTAATCTTAGTGATTGAAAATTACCTAGATTTAATGTATAACCAAGAGTAATAGAAACCTTGGTATTATCGTTTTCTTGCATACCCACTCCTTATTGCTAGTTAATCGATTCGTTCCAAATTGGAATAAATCTACCGTCTTCTGTCTTCGTATATTTAAGTATACCATCACCCATTCTTCTAGTCAACTCTTGCGTACTAGGAGTAATATCATTTGTAATTAAATTATCTTTCCTTGGTCTACCTATATGGTACGAAGCAAGTATATCACGTATGTCTTTTACTTGTGATTCTGAATAATATGATCTTACTTGCCATCCTCGTGCCCCGCCTTTTTGTGATCCAGTAGGGAATGGTATAATCCCTCGTCTCATTAAAGATGGCATATATTTTTTATGTCTATTTACTAATTCAGCCGTTTCTCTAACTGTATATGCACGTTCTCTTTTATTTTTAAAATCAGAAATTAAACAACTTTCAATTCTATCTTTATTAATATTATATACAGACATGATTCCGTTGGATTTATTAAAATGGTGAATCCTTACTAACTCACCGTTTAAGAACCAAACCTTTTTATTGCCAGGTATTACAGGGGCGAGATTGTATGCTTCGCTCTCAAGATTTCCTTTTCTAACAGCCATGATCCTCCTATGACGCTCTGTGGTGGGTTCATAAACTCTCTTGTCCCACAAGACATGCAATATAATTCTAGATGAAGACGAGAACTATAAAGTCTATCAAGAAACATTCTTCCTTTACATTTTTTACATTCTAACATTAATTAGGAATTCCAAGTGCAATTATATTGATACCAATAGAAACATTGCCACTTGTTTTAAACTTTACAACTCCATCCACTTTTGACACTGTAACATTTTTTAACACTACAGAAATGTCAGATCCAGCAGAAGTACCATCAATATTTATTGGGGTAGCAGTAACAATTGGGGCATACTTAAATCCAGAATAACTTAAAGAAAATGGAAGTTCGTTTCCAGCACTAACTGTACTATTATTTGCAACCTCTACATATCCACCAACCATTCTCATTTCAGATGATTTCACATCTTGTTTTCCAGAAGAAATAGTATCTATTGTCATATATTTATTAAGTGATGGTGAAACTTGGGTAGATAATGTATTTAAAGTATCTGCTATTTGATACATATAAGCAACATCAAGTGGTTGACCACGATTTGGGAGAGGTATTCTAGCCATAGTTATTCTATTATACCACTAAAGGGCTTGCTCAGTACTAATTAGATATGTGGCAGCATCAAAGGCTTGTTTAATTTGTGTAACTTTTTGTACTCTAAACTTCATGTGCGTTGGTCCTGTAGATGGATATTTCATATCGTACTTACCATTAGAAATACCAACCCAGATCCAACTACCATAACTTCCACTTGTTTTCCATTGAACATAAACATCAAAACTCTTAAGTGATCCTTCATAAACTTGTGTTAACTTTTGTTCATCAGTTGGGTTTGTAATTAATAATGATGGCATTGTCCAAGTAATTGCAGCCGTATGGTTTGAATCATCTATATAAACATTATGAGGAATACTTGTTCCTGCAATATCTTCAATATCAAAACCAACTTCATCAAACGTACTTGTTGATTCTAGTTTATGTATTGGTGACCAATGTGAAGACCTATTCTTATCTTCAGAAACAATTCTATATCTCATTTGATAAAATAGTTCATCATTATTTCCTATATAATTAGGTAAATCTTTTTTTAATATTCTAACTTTTTTTATATTTTGATCTACCATTATTCAACATCCATAGCAAACCTAAACTCTATGTAGTTGCTAGTATTAGGACTTTTTACAATTGGTAATGAATCTATATTTCTTACAACTGTATAACCTGTTAAACCATATGCTGGATTTATATTGTTTTTGCTTTCAACTCTCAGGGCATCTAGTGCTACATAGTAAGAATCATCTACAGTATTAGCAGTTGATGCACCAGTAAGAACTTGAGCATAAACTTTAATTGTATCAACAGATTTCCAAGGAAAACCCTGAGTTGTGTTTAGATCTTTAAGTTCTTTATTTACAACAAAATATCTGTTTACATCAAAATCATAAGCAGAGTCATCGTTAACATGATCAACTCTTGCTTCCATTCTTGCATACGCACCAGGAGTATTAGATGCAGAAAACTCTACTAAAATTCGAGCAGCAATTTTTGATGTATTGATGTCTGCATCACTACCATCTTTATTTAAAACACTAAAAGCAAGTCTGAGTTCATCAGAGGTAGAATATTTTGAAAGGTTTGCGGATGTTCCAGATAACTGAATAAAGTTACCAGCACCAACTAGTGTTCCTGTTGATCCAGAAAATGTTGAAGAGTCTCCTCTCATTAAAACCATGTTGTTTAAAAATCTTGATCTTTCATTCTTTTCATACCTAGATGTATTTAAGAAAATAGTATTATCTGCATTAGTTTGAAAAATATCTAACTCTAAAGATGATCCGTTAACAGTAAAGTAATCTTTAACAACGTTTAGAATCAATGGATCATCTAATGGTTCTGCAACAATGTTTAAAGTATTAGATCCATTAATAGTCCAGTTTTCTGATTGAGTAAAGGATAGCAAAGATTTGCTATCGCTAGAGTTCAATAATCGATTAAAGCCTGCAGAGTATATTCCAACCTCAGTTATTTCATATCTTTCTTCTGTTGGTAATTCTGCAGTAAGCACAATCTTTGATATACCGTCTTCATTTACTATACCCCTTGAAGAAACTGGTACTCTAAACATTTCAAAATCTAGTTCTGTCTTATTTGAATAGTCTGGCTTTGTACCGCTAACGTATGGCTCTAAAGGCCTTGCACCGCAACCAACAGCGATATATGAAGCATATGAGGGAACTTGACCAAGTAGGTACTTCAATATTATATTTTTGCCAGTACTAGTAATCACTTAAATCTCCTATATTATATTGTATCATAATAGCCGCTTCCACTAGTTAGTATATTTATCTCTATTTGTTCATCATCTTCAATATTAACTAGTTCTAGAACTAAATCTCCTGTTGATGATTCTATATAAACGTTTACACCATTGTTACCATTTGCAACATTTGGTATCTTTTGATCAAGAACAATTGTAAAGTTTTTAAAGTACTCATAAGATGTTTGAAAAACTGGGGCTAAGGTGTAAGAATTATAACTTTGTAATATTTTATTAGAATTGTATATATTGTCATAAACAAGTTTAGAGCCAAACACCGTATCATTTCTATCAATATTAATAATTTCTTGTCCACCAATATCTTCAAATATTAAATTAGACATAGTCTCTATAGATACTTCTTCGTCTCCCACTATGATGTATTGCGGCTCTGCAACCTTAACCAAAGAACTATCTGATGAATTAGAGTATATTATTTGTGGTGTATTTGGAATTGAATCACTCATCTGCTACCTCATAACAATATAACTTCATTGTTGGACCCTGTGCTGATCTTGCATACTCAATATTATAAACAACAAATCTTTTATTTTCTGATGCTATGATATCTTCATTATTGGCATTTTTATAATATACGTTAACTATGTCTCCAAGTTGAATTGTTGGCATAGCAAATATTTCTAATCCAATTGCATTTTTAGGATCTATAGTTTTATTAACAATCCATCCAAGCAATGCTTCGGCATCATCTCTTGATTGTATGTATGGAGTATCCATTGTAAATTCTTTAGTGCCATATTTAGATTTACTTATTTTTAACTTATTATATTTATCTTTAGATTCAGTATTTGATTTTATAACTTGATCATCTAAATATTGTGTTTTAATATAGTTAGAGTTTTCTTTATAATAATCTTCAACTGTTAAAGTATGGTTTGTTGATTGAGTAAACGCAACTCCTTGAATTCTTAAATAATTACCAGATGTTTCATCTAGCGTTAAGACAGTATCAGTTGCATTAAAAATTAAAAATTCTGCACCGTAAGCATCTGGTAAAAATCCAGAAACTGTATAACCCTTTATTTTATTAAAAGTTGGAGATATTTTAGAATATAGTGCTGGATATGCTTTATCAAACTTGATATTAAAATATGCACACTCTCTCATAATAGAACCAAACTCATCAAAATAAAAATTGTAAGATGGAGGCTCTGAGGGACTTATGCCAGAAAGGTATGTTGACTGTATTACAGAACTTAAAGCGTACTTTCTAAATGCATCACTAGATGTGAGTTCTTGATTATCAAATATTTTATTAAATGGTATATCTATATTTTCTGAAACATTTTTAGAATAGTTGCTTCCTAAAGCAAATATGTTTTCAAACATAATTTTAGATGTTCCTCTGGTAAACAAACACATATTATTATAAATAGGAAGTGGGCTTGTGTCATCAACTATGGCAACAATGTTATTATTTATATATAAATAAAACTTTCTTGTTTGTCCAATATCTAAATATTCAACTGCTATGTCATATACGGTTGGATTAGACTCTCCTGTTACCCTGTATTGTCCAGTAAAGTTACCATCATCTACTAATATGTTAGTTGAGC